TGCACTAGTACCGGTTATTCCCGACATGATAGATCCATTAAACCAAAAAGCATAAGATTGAAAGGGCGCCGAAATATCAGGAACTCCTCTACCAGTTAAAGGGAGGGGTCCATAAGTTGTTTGTGCGATTAATCCATTCTGCCATGATGGCGTATTAAAAACCGAACTGATGCCTCCGCCCGATTGGCTATCCCCAAATTCAAATTCTATAGAATTATCTGTATTTAGATATAAGTCTGTACCGCCAACTGCAACAATATTAGGACTTGATGCCGGATAGTTAACTGTAGGAAATCCGTTTACGTCTTTGCCACCCTCAGATCCATAATCTCCGCTGGCAGCCAAAACTGTTATGCCTTTTGCCACAGCGTTTGCTAATGGAGCACCTAAAAAATCACCATTACCGTAAATCTCGTCTTGCCCCCAACTAATAGTAATAATATCACAGTTTTCATTTACTGCGCGATTAATTACATTTGCAAATCCAGTAAGAGAGTAGTTTTGTCCGATATAAATCACAATATTAGCTGCAGGTGCTATTCCAGCAACACAATATAAGTCTAATGTATTTTCAAGACTTGCATTTCCTGCAAAAGTTGACAAATTTGAACTGAATGTTCCTGTTGCTCCATCGACTAATACTTGCGTAATAGTAGCAGACGAAAGACTTAAGTTTGATAAAGATTTATCTAAATCGCTTTGAAGGAACCCGCCCCCTAAGCTAACAATACCAATTTTGGCGCCCGTACCATTATTAATTGGCATATTATACGCCGTTGCAATCTGTGTTGGTGTAATATTGCCCGATATTAATGCAATATTAGATACTGTTGTAGTAACAGACCCAATTGAGGATATGGTTGGTACTGATTTATTCTGTAGATTCATAGTTTAAATTTGAAACCAAAAGTCCCCGGGATTACCAACCCCATTAGTGGGTGGCACCGTGCTTACGAATTGGTAACTTCCCTGCCATAGTCCGGTAGTACTAGTTGATATAGCAGTATTAACAAACGCAGTTGTGGCTATTGTTGTTGATACATCGCCCTGTGCTGGCGTCGGTGCTTGTGGAGCTCCTGTTAGTGTTGGGTTGAAACCCAACACAATATTGCCTTGACCAGTCACCCCGCCAGTAGTTCTTCCGTAAATAGTAAGATTACCGCCAACTACAACATCACCACCGATAGTAGTTCTTCCAGTAACATTTAAATTATATAATACATTTGTTGATGCGTCTGCGCCCGAAACCGCCAATGCTCGTGTACTCACCCCACTCACTGTAGGCCATAAGCTGATATTACCACCGTTTATAGTATTATAATATCTTGCGGCGCCAGTGGAAGAAACATAATCAATTGATATTGCACCGTTACCTACTAGGATGTTACTAGCGAATGTAGGAGTAATATCAGTTCTTGCATAGTTTGCCGCCACCACATTGCCCAACATTTTTGCATTAGTTGCAGAGCCCGTAATAACTATCTCATTCGCAACACCAGTCGCCAATGTAAAGCCGGGGTTAATAGTCGTAAACCCTGTAACTGGATTTGCGGGACTTAGCGTAAATGTGCTATCAAAAGAACATATTGCTGTAACATTGTTTTGGTTATAAAATTTAATTATAGTATGGGTGCCGCCAACAGTATCAGCAACAGATTCTACTAAGGAGCCGCTTTTTCCATCAGTAGCTTTGTATGCCGGGCCGATCAAAGTCCAAGAACTACCGTTCCAAGAATTTAGTTGAAGATTTATACTATCCCACCATTGTGTACCAACAACACTACCAAAAGTATTTGCCGCAGGTGCAGAACTTGATACCAGTACTGGACTTACTAAAACCCAGCTAGTACCATTATACACATTTAAAAATCCTGTAGTAATATTGTACCACAGTTCACCTTGCAGAGGTTTTGACGGAGGTGTTGCATTCGCAAAGTTTTGTAATAATTTTATAAAGTTTTCGTCTAGCCATTGACCGTATAAAGGATAATTTTTACCAAATAAATCAAGGTCACTTACATTTTGGCCAGGATTAATATCCGGACCATCAGCAGTTCCGTCTACTAGATTTATAAGTAATTGTCCTGTGGTTTTATTTAACAAGTATGACATTTAATATTCCTATACTATACTGCTTAGATTTGTCAATGTTTGAATACGGACTGTATAGTCAATTTGAATTAATCTGTTTAAACTTTTTTGTACTGGGTGGAATATAACATGTGTCAGCAAAGGCCCCGTACTTGAAGTAAAATTAGATGTTGCAGAAATTTGAGTATCGATAGTTCCGTCTGTACTACGACCCACAAGCCCCAGTTCATCAAACGTATAATTATCAGCTAAAGTTTGGCTGTTGTCGAATGCGCTTAACCCATATGCAGGCTCGCCGTAATCTAGTAGACATTGGACTAAAATATCTGTGTATACTTGTCCCGGAATATGTCTAACTTGAATAAAGTTTTGTGAGGGATTTGAGTTTGCAGAACTAGTGTCATCAACAACCTTACTATAGGTTGCATTATATAAATTACTATTTTGCCCTGTGGTATTGGGTGGTAGATATGTGATTACTCCAGTAGGATCAACTGACGTTCCACCGTTTCCAAAACGCATTTCATAGATAAAATTCTGTTGCTTATTAGCCAAGTTGGTAGCCAGCGCCGAGCTAATATTTTCATAATGAATTGCATTACTTTTATTTACGATAATCTCACCAGAAACAGGATCGCTAATTTTGATATGTCCACGGATGTATAATCCGCCTAATTCGTCTGGTTTTTTAATTCTATTGTTCATATTATTACTCTTGTTTTATATTTATCGGATTATAATCTACCGACTACTACTTCGATTATTCCTACACCACTGCCAGTATGATTGCCCAGTGCTTTTCCGATTACTGAACCAATCATTGGGGTATTATTAGCCATTGCTACGCCGGGTATCGGGCTTGTTACCATCAAATCTCCGCGGACTACTGTACCGGTTACTTGGCACGGAACTCGCCCTTGTAGTGCAACATCAACCCCATTAGTTCCGGCATTCATAGTATAAGCTGGGTTTGTAGAAACAACACCAGCTACTCTAATATCGTTAGGCTTATAACTTGCAGTTACTTCGGTATCTGTACCAAACACTACAACTGTGCCCGGACTATATTGACTATCACTTGTATATCTTTCAGCCAAGTCAGCATATAATGCATGGACTGCGGTGCCGTAAACATTATTAAACCAAGTATTAGTACTACCAATATTAACTGCCGCCACATTAGATACTGGCAGAATTGCCCCAGTGACTACAGTTACCCCGGTTACGTTAATATTTGCGTTGGCAGTCAGATTATTGAGTGTAATGTTGCCCAAATTTGTAATATAAGGTTGATTAGGTGCGGTAATATAGGCTGTGACATTTCCCAATACCCCAGGAACACCACTCACATTACCTGTCAGGTTCCCGCTGATATTTCCACCTGTTATGTTACCGAATGCAGTTTCAGCACCGTATACTGTTAAATTCCCTCCTATTACTACATCATTGGTAGTAGTAATAGATCCAGCAGTAATAGCACTAGTTACTGATAAATTGGTAAAGGTACCAGATGTTGCAGTTATTGATGATATCGATCCCGAAGAAATATAGTTTTTTATTGAACTAGCAGCAATATGGCCAGTAACTCCAGCAGTTTCTACAGGTATCAGTGTAGTATCTAATACTGTTCCTTGTAGTGGTAATCCTGTAATTGTAATTGTCATTTTCTAACCTTTTATATATTTATTGTTCAAAACTCTTGATAAAAATTGCTTCAGAAGTCAAACTGCCCTCTAGACCTAATCCATCAGTTACCGCACTTGGATTTGATCCAGTAGTAGTAATTAAATCCCCGTAACTATCTATCAATTGTGTATTGAAGTTATCAACAAGAATATTACCACCACCACCCACTGGCAAGTTTAGCCAAGTAGTGGTGTGTACCGCGTTTCCTCCGGGGATTAATTCTGATGTATTTGTATCGATTACTGCAGATCCTGCGACATGAACTAACGGAGCACCAGTACCGTCAACTGCTCTACGAATTTGACCCAATATGTTGTGTGTAGTATCAATGGTCCAGAATGTAATCTTTTCACCATTTATATACACAATGCCCGGTAGGCGTTGGACAACACTTGGCGGAGTCAGCAGACTTGCATTTGTAACATGAATACTGCTATCGCCTATATTTAAATTTGCCGATAATGTTGTATTCTTAGATGGGTTAATTACGTAGTACTGTGGCCAGATATTATAGTTCGATGTGCCGGTACTCACAACACCATTAGCCCAGATATTACCACTTATTGCCCCATTGGCATAGAAAGTTCTTGCTGTTATTAGATTTGCCCCAAGACCAGTATTTGAGAAATATGATGTAGATGGGTTTGACTGCATATTAGTAACCACTCTATAACTTGCAGATTTTGTATTATTACTAAATCCTGTAGTTACTGTCATATTCAAGTTATCATATAGGATACCAGGTATTAATTCTTCCGGAGCGTGACTAGAATATGTATCATAATAAGATCCACCATCTATAGTAACATCGTTTATGTTTGATCCAAAACTATTATTAGTGTAGGTATTTTGAATAGATGTATCTAAATATGTAGGATTATTATAATCATAATATTTTAATGTAATATTCGCACCGGTAGTAATGGTGTTAGAAATTCCCTGAGCGACCAATTGATTTTGGGTTATAGCCGCGATAGTCAATCTATAAGTTGTACTAGTATCGTTATTAATTAAAGTAAGTGGTTCTCCAATGGAATAACCCAATGTAGTAAAATCTAACACAGATGTATTTGAACTGTATAATGATCCTATATTACTGTATGCGTATACAATATTAGAATTAATTACTGAAGTATTGGCATTGTAACTGACTCCGGTTACATTCACTCCGGGATAACTAATACCGCTCATTAATTGTGATAAATCTTTGCCCGGCATACCTGTTGCAGGTTGATAATATGCAGTAATTCTATCTGCTGCATTTGTAAAGGTATTTGCTGATATTAAATTGTATTTGGTATAATCAAATATATTGTTAATAGCAACAGGTTGTGTGCCAGAATCACTACCATTTATTGATATATTACCCCATCTACGATTGTAACTCCCAGTTACATTACCTAATGTAACTAATTGTAGATTACTTGATATTGCAATAATTGTAGCGTTGCCTGTGGCATTTGCCTGAGTAACGTAATTACCAACACTAGCAGATACATTGCCACTTAAAGTTAATATTGCAGAACTATAGACATTTGATGTTGCCTGATATGCCTGCCCATTATAACTTACAATAGAACTATTTGCTATAGTAATATTTGGTTGCCATACGATAACATTGCTGGAATATGTTGTGCGATCAAATACCAGTGTGGTGTTTATATTTCGTACTGTGTTATAGCTCTGATTTACAAACTGAGTATATGTACTTGTTGATGTAACTGTGGTATTTAAATTTGCAAAGTCACTGAAAATATATTGGTTGCTTGCAAAGGTACCATTAACATCAATTAAGGTTATAATATTTCCGGTACTTGCGGTTTGCACAGTACCATAAGCACCTGTATTTGGTTGAGTAATGATATTACCTACATACACAGTAACATTTGTATTAGCAGTCAATGTAGTTGTTGGTAGGCTTTCAATATAATATTTGTTCTTTAATACTGTATAACCCGCAGCACCAGTACCAGTTCCGTTAATTAGAATCTGTGGTTGGCTAGTATACCCGTGTCCTGGATCAATAACTTCAAAGCCACTTATAGTATTATTAGTATAATTTACTGTGGCTATAATACTTGCTCCGGTACCGCCCCCGCCAGAAACTGTAACTACTGGTGGGCTAGTGTATCCAGATATTGTATAATTTGATGTTGTAATCGATACATTCGATGCTAGATTACTACCGTTACGATAGATATAAGTATTTCCTGAATAAGTGTTTGATGCAAATGTTCCGGTAATATTTGTTAAATGTATTACCGAATCTGCTATAGTTGAAGCATAGACAGTACCGGTTGCGCCGCTAATTGGTTGAGTTATCGTGTCTCCGGCAATTGCAGTTACGTTATTAAACAACGATAAAGTTGTCACTAATACATTGGCCGTAATTCCAGGATTTGTTAGAATTACTTTACTAATACCGTATGTGTGGTTATTATACCATTGATTATACTGTGGTAATGTACTTAGATTAGTTCCATCAGAGCTCAATGTTCCATTTGGACTACGATATGCGTATGCATTTGCAGATGTTCCGGACTCGATATTGATATAAGTCGCAGGAATATCAAAATCTGTAGTGTCGCCATAGTACTCATCAGTACCTGCATAATCTATTAGATATTCTCGGATACTGGTTCTATAAGGCTTTACCTCATTAATATAATTCTCATAATAATTTTGGTTATCAGGAATATAATTTGGTGGCTGATTCAATTTTCTTAGTTGATGGAAGATGCTAATGAAACTTGTCTTAAATACCCAATCAACTGATGGTTGTTCTGTTAGGATATAATTAATCATAACAAAGAATAACTCATTGAAATTTACCTGCAGATTATCAATAAAAATATTGTTTTGTATCGCATTAAAGATAATACGTATTTCATTTGTTGCAACATTTGAAGTGTATAACTTGCTGCTTAGTTGTATGGTACCATTTTGTATGCCCACTAGGCTTTGTGTAGAATCTGTATTTACTCGATAAATTACAAATTGATTGTTACCATTATTCAATACTTTGATTGTGTCCCCGACGGTTAAAGTCAGTGCAGATACATCAGTAACTGTGTTTACTACATGCGTAGGTAATACCGTAGAATCATATGAAGAATCATACCAATCCGCAAAACTCCAATAGAATGGAGTATAATAGCGTTGTATTTGTGTTGCTATCCAGGTATTTGCAATTAAAACATAAGTTACCCATAACCCATTTTCAGTTTCATCATTCAATACCAATACAGTATAGCCCATTGGTTTTGTAGATTTATCTATATACGATAATTCTGCATGGGTATCTACTTGTAAATCATATGTTGTAGATGCTGGTAATGGGGCAGACTCATATAACGGTGTAATATTATATTCTTCCACAATTGGATTTTGAATTAATATTCCGTTAACATATTCTACAAAATTCTTTAAAGCTGTTAATCTATTGACAAACAATGTTTGATTTGGGTTTACTCCCAAACCAATACTAGTCTGCGGAGATAGGCCTGCATTCGGGACTGCGGCACCATTGGCATCTATTCCGCTTAGGCTATCAACCATCTTGTTAATGATTCTAGTAGGAATTATACTACCGCCGTTACCTTCTTGGACTAATTGATATTCACTGTGTAGAATATTTGTATTCTTTAAGGTATCATAATCAGCATGAAGTGTAGTAGTGTTTCCAGTCAAATAATCACTGACCCCGTACAAACTGATAGTATCGCCACGCACTACTGCTGCATAAGGAATACTCTGAGCTTGTGGATTCTCTATCAAACTTGCAATTGTTGCTACAGTATTTTTATGAGTAGATTTAATATCTAAACTAGTTTTTCCAGAAACCCAATAATAGTACTTGCTTGTTACTAATTTTGTAACAGGATTAATTTTACTTTCGACTACATAAGCACTATTGTCCGGATATAATGGTGTTCCAGAGCCAGTATATGCGCTGGGAGGCATATCGCTTTCAACCCATTCGCATACTTGAATCTTACTTCCCGGGAATGTGCGTCCCCAATTATTTGTACGGTAAGATAAATCTCCTCGCTCATAATCTAAATAACGAACAGAATCAATATTCCACCAAGTCTGCGTCACTTGCTCAGGTCCCCAATGGAAATCTAGACTGTTTGCTAAATTAGGTGTACTGTCCACCCCACCAACTGTATTATAAACCGCAGGATCATAGGCTGTAATATAATCCAAATCTTCAGCGGCAGCGCCAAGAATTTTACCCTTTGCTGGATCAATGTAATCCAAATTGGTTAATAAAGTGTTATTAGAATTATTATACAAGTATAATCTACTGATACTGTCTATATCAACTTTTGGTTGTTGACTTTCAACTATATCCCAACCCACATTGCCACTGAAATTATTATAGGTATAATAAGTTCCGGCATTACTAATCGGCACATATGCCCCACTTAGAGGATCTATTGTTAAACTATTACTATCTCCAGGAGCACCGACTAGCATAGTGTTACCATTCATAGCAACGCTATATCCAAACTGATCGTTTGTGCTAAGACTGCTATTGCGCAGGCGCTGAACTAATACATACTGATCCAATGTTGATGTTGTAAACGATCCATTTACTAAACCATATATGTATACTGTTCCTGAACCTGCAATAGTATCTGCAAAACTAGTTGATCCATAGTCAAATAGTGTGGCATCCGAATCAAAAGTCACTGCATTGTATGCTCCGCCACCAACAGCACCAATTACTAATGAAGAACTATCAGGGCTTGATATAATTTGGCTTCCGAATTGAGTCACTTGATCAGTTTCTGGATGCAATAATGATTGCACACTGGTATGTACTGATATACCTAAATTTGCCAACGCATTGCTAGGTCCAGAACTTAATATTAGTTTCTGATACGGCGTAGCAACATTACTATTAATTGTCAATGCCCCATATCCTTGGGCAATTGCAGAAACACCAGGTATGCCCGCCGAATTAATAGTTGCTGCTAGATTAGCTACAGTATTTGATGTAAATGTAATATCAAAACCGTTAATACGCATACTGTCACCAGGAACAATTATTGGGTTTGTGTTACTGGTAATGGTACCATAACTTGCTCCTTGATTTACAAATCTATAAACAATTCCGCTATAGTAACCGGGTGCGCTATATCCAGGGCTTGCTACATACACATCTGCATTGTTTCCAGCAAGATATGTTGTCAATCCAAATGCTGCACCACTAGTAGGTGTAGGCGCAGTTAATTGCTCCAACTGTTGAATGGTGTTTGTATCTATAGTGATCAAAGATCCAATAACAGGTGTTGTGCTAAAAGAAACTGCGTTTGAATTTGTTGTAAAACCAGTAGTTATTACATTACCGTTTAATGTTACTTTTAAGGTACTTGTGTTTATAGGATATTGAGTAAGGTATACTGAACCGTTGGCAATAAATGATTCTACACTACGATCATATACATAAACTGCGCCGGCAGCGTTAATTCCATTTACTGATTGGTACGGAGATCCAATTACGACTTGTCGACCATCCGTAGTGGTTTTAATTGTGTGTCCAAACTGTGCATAAGCACTGCTGCCAACGGTAATCGTGTTAGTGTAACTATAATAACTTGTGGTGTTTGCATGGTAAACATAAACATTACCTGCATTAGGTGCACTTACATATAACCAGGTACCATCGGCACTTGCACTTACACTTGATCCAAACGCATCACCGGTATTACTACCCCAAGGGCTTGTCAATGTTTGATTCCAAGGGAAACTTATATTACCGTCAAATTTATGAATATGCACTCGACCATAATCAGTAGAACCATTACCAGGATCACCAACATATAATAAATTGCCCGCAGTGTCTAAACTACTACCAAATTTACTTACGTTATTTCCTGGATGAGCACCGATATTAGCAACCTGCGTGAACGTGTAGTTGTTTGATACGTTTGCAACAAAGGCAATTACATTGCCATTGCCAAGTGTTGGTATTCCGGCCACTGCGAATGTTCCGCTGGTATTGATAGCCACCACTTTACCAAAACCACCATTACCAACATAAGTATTTGCGGTTAGCTTCATGCTTGGATTTAAGAAACTTACATTGCCGACCCAAGGAGTTGATTTATTGTAAACTGCCCATCCGCCAGTTATATCATCATTATCAACCCAAAGTTTGTCATTGTCCAACCATCCCTGTGGCGGGGTTATACTATTTAAATCTGTAGGTGCTTTAATTCTAGAACTTTGTAGATGGAATATAGATCCAGATCCAGTGATTTTCATTGCAGATTTTAGTTGATCGCCACGTTGACCATAGAATACTACATTAAAATTATATGGATCAGTTACCGAATAAACTTGATAAAATCCATCTATTCTTACATCAAAGCCTTTGATTAAAACTAAATCGCCATAAACAAAACTGTGTTGGCTATTAGTTGCCACAGTACCTATATTATCAACGCTATAACTTACATTAGTCACGCTTAAGTTAGTTTCTGTAACTCGATATACATTCCAATTATTTGTTGCATCTTTAGCGCACCAAATTGTAGTCCCAATACCCATTGATTGGATATTAGCATTTAGTTGTGCGTAATATCCAGTGTCAAATATCGTAGTTGACACATCGTTTATATCTACATAGCCTGCAGTCTGTATGTCATTTTTATAATTACTGGTATTTGATCTGTTCAAATATATATTTGGCTGGAATCCAGAGCTTGCTATATATACGTTACTTGGATATATGCCAACTATATTGTTACTGCTTGTGGTGGCATTATTAGCTAATAATGTAAATGTAAACGGATCTCCGTTAAACGTGCTTTCGGTCAATACAACTTCAACATATTGATTATTGTTTAACGCACCGTATTCACCAACACGCATTGCCCATTCTTCATACAAACTTATATTACTACTGATTCCGTTAAAACCTGCTGCAGTAAATGCTGTAATAGCGTTCTTTGTACCTTTTTCTCGGATAAAGCCTTGATAAAACTTTGCCTGTGTGACTTCATCAATACCAAAGTTTGTTAAATAATCGCGTGGTTGGAATCCAATGGTGCTATCACTATACAAGTGGAAATCACCCAATGTTTCTGGGTTGTCAATATCATTAAATCTATTAAACTTCTCGGCATTGTAACTAAAGTTTGGTAACAGTCCTGTCTTTAATTCTGAACTTGTCAATTGCGCCCAATAATTGGGGTTGAATGTAGTAGAGCCAACCACATCTTGAATTGCCGTGTATTTGTTACTCTTATAGCTGACCAAACTGCCCATGGCATAATCAGTGCCCTGTTGCCAAGCATCAACGCTGGTGCTATTAAACATAAATCCAGGAGGATTCATTGCCCCGGTCCATGAGCCTGTTTTCTTACCAACAAGTTTAAGTCTGTACTGTCTATTACCTAGTTCCGGAACGTATATAATATCGTTAAAGACATCAATGTTATCAAAAATTATTACATGTTCGTATTCAACAATGTCCAATTTCACTAAACTTAAAGTTTGACCGCTATTGGCAGTCACAGTAAACGTGTTACCATTTACAGTACTGGCCCTTGTAACTGACATTTGGTTATACTTGACAAAATTGTAATTTGTATCAAGAATTCTACTTTGATTTGGTTGATTCTGTATTTTATCCACTACTCCAGAAGTGGTAGTTAAATTTAGTTTATTCAATATCGGACTTAATACTAGAACACTGCCCGCAGTCCATCCTTGTTGAGCCCATGTTAAAAATTCTTTTATACTTAATAAGAAATCTCGTTGTACTCCTAGATCAGGATCGACATCAGTTAATTGTATTCCAATTCCTCGCAAATATCGTTGATAACTTACTAAAAAATCAACTACCTGTTGGCGATTGGCAAATTCAAATCCATATGGTACTGCTACTTTGTACTTTTGATAATCGTTGTAAACTACTCCAGCATCATTTAATACTGAAATAGTATAGGAATTATTATTTGCTAGACTTGGGATTATAGTAAAATATGGTGAGTCGAAATCAAATCCGCTTACAGTAAATCCGCTGGCAGTTTTTTCAATCACAACTCCACTATATGTGATGGTATTCGTTGGGGTAGATTTATATAACTCAATCGTATAACTCTCGTTAGGTATCACTACCCCGTTGTTTGTACTTGTTGGGCTACTTTGTTCTGCGACTACTTCAATAAAACTTTGATCAGTATACGCTGCCATCTTGTAGGCTAATTGTACTGTCACATTATCTAAATATTCGTATAGCTTTGTTCCGGGATCAATTCCTTGGTTACGTAAGTATTCTGCTATCCAGTTAACATATCCTGCGGCTCTATAAGTAGTTGTTCCGTTTGATGTCCCGTTAACAGTAATTGCTGCTGGAGAGATACGTTGAAGCGAATCACTTAGAACGTATTGATTTAACTTGGTATTTTTATAATAGCGGCCAATATCTATTAGACTACCGAAATAAAATGCTGGATGACTTAGTGCCAATGCCTGTTGCATTGCAAAGGCAAAATCACTGCTACGACGCCATACTGTTTCGACAGGGCCGCAATCACCAATTTTAAAAGTACCGCTGGCATTACTGTTACTAGCACTTTTTACTGCGAAATCGTTAGGTGGGCGTAATGCGCCGGTATCATCTACAGGAATTAAATTTAATAAATCAGGGCGCACAAAACGTGCATCTGTATATGAATCACCGTTATTCCAAACATAGCCTGCAGCTAGATCATTCCATAATACTAAATTACCGCCAGTATACGGTGCCGGACCATAACGGGTTTCCCACCATGATGGTTGTTCAGTAAAGCCCAGCATCTCCCAAGGATTTGTGTGTGGACGATCAGTATCATAAAAATACTTAAATATACCACGCCAATAGCCTAACAATGGTTCCCCGTCAATTGAGTCTACTAATTTATTGTAGTTCCAAGTAAAAGCATTGCCATTTACAAAATAACTATTAGTAATATAATCAACTCTATTACCACCAACCCATTGTAAAAAACTATCGGTTAATAGCTGGGTGAACTCTTGATTACTATAATCACTATCCCTAAACTTTCCGGGCATATAATCATAGATGTCAAATACATTTTTTGTGTAATCAACTTTAATATTATTGTAGATGCGTTTTTCAAACTCTAATAATAACTGATCACGGTAATCGCCCCAAGCAGGCGTAATACTACCATCATGACCCTGAATTACATTAATTGGGTTTTGATATGTTGTATCTAAATAGATACTTGGTGTAAATTTAGGATACAACCCCAACTTGGTTGGTGTTTCTGGAATATAATTACCATCGGTATTTGAATATTCGTTTATAGTAATTACGTCACCGACTGTCAGCGGAGCTGTTATTGTAACTCCCGAACGGGTAGCATCAAATGTATAATCTTGTCCCTTGACCAATTGAACGTTATTTTGATAAACTAGCACAGCATTGTTGCTTAGAGTAGTGTCACTAAAAATATTCGATATTTCATAGTCTACTATCTCAGTACTTAATACTGTGTATGTTATGGTATTTTTAATGCTACCGTATGGTACCATATCGCTATAGTACCAAGCAAAACTTTTATTTTTTACTGCATTAATTTGTAATAATAATGTGTCAAGTAATACTGGAATATTACTAAAATCTAATCCTGTAGTTCTAGTACTTAATTCTATAATTTTATTTTTAATTTTGCTATATTCATAGCGAGCCAAATCTAAACTTTTTATAAAATTTGTATCTGAATCGACTAAAAATAACTCGCTATACATCACTGGGCTTGCATGTTGCAATATACTTCCGCCCTGTGCTTTGATCTGCACATCACGCAGATTACTAACTCCTGGAACTACCCCACTGATTTGGTTGCTATTACCCACCATTGTTGTTAAATGGTTGCGCAATTGCCCTAATGTTAGAGTTGAAAAATTAGCATTGGCACTGTTAAAATCCAAATTCTTTGGGATTTCGTAATAACCCTGTTGGCTTATTTGACTACTATTATAAATTAATATATCAATTTGATCACCAGCAACCAGCGATGAATCTGTTATATGTGCGTAACTAAGTACCCCGGTAGGTGTTACAATCGAGTAATTCTTAGATTCTATACTGTTAATGTATACTCTAAAGTAGGGGGTTGATGCCTCAGTAGATGCCGGAATATCAATCTTAAAATACGGATTATTACCGTCATATATTCCGCTTATAATTTGAAACTGTTTAGACTTTTCTGTATTAGTAGTCCAAGTATTTCTTAAATTATAATCAGTTAGACTTGTATTTTGTTGTAGTGTACCAACATTGTTGATTGCAACGCCAACTACATCTAATTGTGTACTATTATCATGATAATCAAACGTATCAGTATCAAAGTTATTAGTGAATTGAATATCACCAATTTGGTTAAAGTTTCTATAACTTAATGGGAAACCCAGCACTGGGTCAGATGCGCCTGATCCCTGCTTATATGAAAATATTGGAGTCCCGACAAATGTACTATTTGAATATGTGCTTAGACTTACATCATTACTATCAATAACATCAAACATTGGTGCTTGATTTATGCCAGTTTTTTGTTGCCCTTTGTGCCAATTTGCGCCATCGTACCAGTATTCAATTCCTTTGTTAGGTCCCTGTAATACTACCAAATTATTATTTGGGCTTATTACATAATCAGTTGCTGGTACCAAATTAATCACATTTGCAGAGAGTGCTGGAATGTAAACGATATTAATTTCAAAAATTTGATTTCTTACTGTAGGATCAAAGTCATTGGCAAATATAACTCGCATACCCTGCGTTAGAGCAGGAGTTGCAGCATAACTTACACCATTAACAGTTGCTGCCGGAATGTTGTAACCAGCAGTTTGCAGTTCTATTGTGGTTCGGGCATCTGTAATTGTAAAATCTATTAGATCCACAGGTGCTTTGGCTACTCGACCAAAGTTATATAATTGTAAATCTGCTTCAAATTCAATAATAGGACGGGTCGCACGTAGAGCTTGGTTTAATATTGGTGTGGTATTATTGTATTGTGCTGTTGCATTTATAATATCAATATGAAACCATCTATTACTTCTTGTCCAAGGATTTAAATCACTACTGGCTCGATTAATTGTAAGATAGTCTAAATTAGCGATGCCATTAGCCGCGTATGCTTCGGGAGTTTGAAAAGTTGATACGTCTAATAATTTTATAGAGTCACCAACACCTTCTATATAATATGTATTACCTGCATAACTACTTGGAACTGCACTAGAGTCAAACGTTACTTTTAATCCGTTACTGAATATAACACCGTTTGGACTTTGATAATTTTTTGCTCCAATGATATCTGTGTCGACATTTACTGTAGTATCAGTTACCACTAACAATTCTAGTTGGCCTGCATAAGATGCATCGACACCATCTTGGTAATAAATTACTGGTAATGGTGCAGTAATGTCTGGCATTGGTTTAAACACATTATAGATTAGATAATCAGAATCTAAATAATAACTATACTCTGCACGACTAACGCCAGATTTAACAAAAACTTTCTGCCCCGCAGTGATTGTAAATGCCTGAGCTAACGGATTTAATGTTACTATAGGATCAGCATCATTGCTTAATGTTATTTGCCAAGCATTTAATCTATTTGCAACAGGAACAATCTGTGAATTAGCTGTCCAAAATATAGCATCAAGATCTCCGTTAACAAAAATTAACGATTTTAAATTTATTTGGTTGGATGAGCTTACCCCATCAAATCCGCCCTCACTAGTAGCAACTATAGTGCTTAATCGTTGCCCTTGCACTTGACTATAATGAAGTTGCGTACTTAAATCAACAACACCAGCTAGGTGCATACGTACATAATTGTCTTGTGCAGTGGGTTGTGGTACGTTAAAAGTTATAGTGCCAACGTCAGCACCATTATTAGTTACACCGAGTACATTTCTACTGCTTAGATTTGTCTGATTTAATTTTAGACCAGATACCCCAGGACTTGACTGTATCCAGAATGGATATCCGGGTTGGTTCACAATGAATGTGTACGTGCCACCATAGGCTAATCTAATTGTGGGATTATCAACACCGTTGGCAGTCGAGAACATGTAGCTACCAGTATTTGGATTACGTGTTACTGTGAATGTTTCTTGGGTAGGAACTTGTGCACCAAATACTGAAATAGCATCGGGGCCATCTTCTAACCAATAATATTGTGCAAAGTTCACAAATTTGTCAAAATCAAACAAGCCATCAAAACTATAAGATTCATTAGCAAACATTCTAGTTTGATTATCAGTCAATCCGCCGTAATGATTAACTTGATTAATCAAATCAATATAACTACTAAAAAAATCAATGTTGTCGGTAGTTTTGTTTTTAACAACAACACTAGGCTCAAGTTGATAGTTTTGTCTTAAAGTCGTAGGTTCGGGAACATAATTATCTGTGCTTTTAAATGTAGGAGCAAACTTACGGCCAATGTAACCATTAATATTTCTCAAATCAGGTTGAGTTACTAATTGGTCCAGTGTGGCATTTAAAAACTTTTGATTTGTGTCTGTTCTAAAAACTTCTGGTAGGAAGTTGCTGGTTTTTATTTGTGCCATATTAAATTACGATTCCTAATCCTGCGAGGGTTTGATTAATTTGTGCCGCGGTAATTGCACTTATGATTTGTACATTATTTGCGGTTGCTGCACTTACCATGATTTCATTTGGGTTTGCATTAATTTGTAGCAGACTTCCAAAGGCAATATTTGTATTGCTGGGTACTATGATAATGCTTGCTACATTTGGTGCTAATACATTATGCAAGTATGTACTTAATTCACTAAAATAGAAAGTATCACCGAAGCTCCAATTGCTAGGATCAAAAAATTGATTAATCGCTGCAATAGTACTACTTATTATATCAGTATCACTTACGTTTACATTAGGATTTTTAACAATCTTAAATGTTGCCTGCAGATTACTATCTGCTTTATCGCCAAATAAAGGTTTGTAAACTCCCGAATTATAAACAATGGTGTCACTTAAAGCCTTATAATTTTCAAGACTAGTTGAGCCAGTGCCGTATAAAGTTTTTAAATCATCATTTGACGGTGGGGTTGGCTCTGTTAAAGTTCCAGTAGTATCTTGAATCCAAGCAAGATAATCTTGACTGTATTGGGTAGTTAGAATATACAAGTCCATAATATTATTGGGGCTTGGGTCTATTCTACGATCATTAGGACTACTATGTCTATATTGGAAATAGAGTTGTTGTCTGCCTGTTTCAGCAATATAGTTTGTTAGCGGGCTACTTAATATTCTTGTAGTTGAGCTTCCGTTTGTAGTCACCGTCAATTGATAAAAATTGTTTTCACTAGTTGCGTAAAATATTTGCCCGTTTACATATAATGTTAGCGCTGCATTGATCGCACTTTGTGTGGCATAGCTTGTCACTACTGTGGTATTATCTACAGGTATAGTTGTGATAAAGTTATCAGTGTCTGTTACCTCTGTGAAGAATACATATTTTTTGTTTGGATTTACTGTGGGTGCAACAATATTAGTAAACAAATCTGGATTATCTGGAGTACCACTGTTATTTGTGTCCGGAAATGTCAATAAAATTTCTGTATTATTGACATAACCATCAAGACCTATTACAGAATCGTGTATATACCAAGTACTGTCTTGTCCGATTGGAGTTGAGCTATCAGCCTGGGTATTTGTTTTTAATACTGTAATTTGATCAGTGATTGTTAGTCCAGTTTTACTGTCAAACACTTTAACTTCTGGATCAAAATAAAATCTTGTTTCGCCAACACTTTGGAATACGTATTGAAGCCCTCGATGAACTATATTATAGTTTATGCCGTTGTATGTAAGTGCCACAAGCCAACTTGAATCTAATCCAGTACCAGCGGTACTACCTTGATTAGTAAGACTGAATGCACCGAGATTTAAATCTTGTGGTAATATAATTTGCCAAGATTGTTTTGATACATTATAACTTAATCCAATGTTTTGATAACTTTGCAGTAATCTAATCATCTGTGATGTAAATGATGATCCAGGTAAATCATTTTTAAACACTGGAATAATTGTATCAACTACTGCACCTGTGGGGATATTAACGCTTAATTGTATTGGGAACCCGGCATTTGAGCTTACTACGGACGCCCATAGGTATGTATTCTCATTTGGGTATGTACTTGTGCCTGTTTGGATAGTATTCTGCGCATCAAAAAATTTACCAGCGCCTGCGTTAAATCTTATCAATGAACCAGTTGTGATATATTGTAAATTACTACTTACCCCAAATCCAATTTGATAAGGTGTTACATAACTTGTTGTTGGATAAAAATATCCTGTACTACTATTACTTGATGCGCTAGATTGTCCCCAATAGGTTGATGTTGTTGGTGTATATCTTGGAAAGTTTGCATAGTAGTAATGCAACATGTCTTTACTAGCTATCAATGGTTGTACAGTATTATAGATTACATTATATAAATCTGTGGGTGTATTAAAGCTAAAAGTATTGCTAGTTGTAGGAGTTTGGGTATATATTATTCCGTCATCACAGAATATATTTGTGCTGGAGTATTTGCCAGTGACATCTAATACATCTAAATATCTACTAATTCCGCTACTGCTACGATTAACTGCTTTTACTTTTAAAATACTACCAAAGTTTGTGTACGGGAATAGATTGTAATCTTCTCCGGTAATCATACGATTTTGTGTGTAGTATTGTGCCGGTGCTTTTGTGCGAATATCGTCTATACTTTCACGAGTCTGACTGTTATTAACTGTGTAATATAGACTTGCGCTAATTGTAAGAGTTTCCACTTTATTGTTACGACTTACGTAATTTAAGGGAATAGTAATATTCTGCATTTCATCGGGTGTTACTTTATATTGCAGTCCGTTACTAGTTCTATAGTAAAGTCTATATACACCCTGCGGAATATTTGCAAAACTGCCATCACCAAATACTAAATCAATTTGATCATTAGTCTTTGAGTTTATTTGATATAGGTTTCTATTTGTGCTTTGATTATAGATGATGTTTATACCGGCGATTGCAGGCACTGCACTCCATTCTGTAGTAGGATTGCCTTTTACATCTAATTCGTATAGCCATACGTCTGTGTTATTAATATTATTATAGTTTACATTTACAACACGATTAGGTAAACTTTGTTGCAAATTAAAATCTTGTGTGGCCAAAGATCCCTGTTTAAAATAAACAAAAAATCCAGTATTATTACTACCGTTTCCTAAATTATCATTGCGATAAAGAATATTAAATTTGCCCGAAGGAGTAGGATTAGGTTCGTATATGTAATTTTGATTTACTGTAGTAGCACTAACTGCTTCAAAATTAACTTGGTTACCCTCTACTAGAGCGTTAAAACTATACTTGGGCAACACTCCGGGAACTAGATTAATACTGTACTCATCAGTCTGAATCCCATTAATTGATTGGCTTGCCCCTGGTTTTCCGATTGCTTGATTGGTGATGATTGACGCATTTAAAATCGTAGTCATCTGCTCTTGCCAATCAGGGTTGGCGGTGTCATTCCACGAAATTAGTAAATTGCTTAGGTTTAGCCCGTTACTGTCAAATAGATTTTCGGTAGTTTTTACACTATCTATTTTTAAAAACCCGCTGGCAGTGATATTACGTTTGGGATTATAGCTGATTAATCGAGCAAGTTTTAGAATACTATCACGACGTTCTGCAGTGTCAAAGAAGTTTTCGCGGGCATTCATATCGCCACGGAAAGCCAAACTTTGACCTAAAAATGCGATTAAATCTATTAGAGCAACGTATTCACTACTCTCTGTAAAGTCATTAAAATCTTCAGGGTAGTATGTACGCAAGTAGTCAATCATGGTCTTGCGTAGAGTTTCAAAGTCGTAGCTTTGGAAATCAGCTTGTTTGAATGTTTGGTAAACCTGTGTCCAATCCTGATTTACTAATAAATTTGTCTGACGAGTAGTTATTGACATCTAAATATATCCGTTATCATATATTTATTTAAAAAATAAACTACGTAGTTTATTAGTAAGGGCCACCAGCAGTTAGACTGCTCGAATTCGCATCAAATTGTAGGCTAAGAACTGTAGATTGATTTGTAGGGATAAAGACTAAATCA